CAGGAACACCCCCACCCACACTAGGAACAGCATTCCCTAAAACCTCAGCAGCTTCATAACAATACTCCAAAATGGCCAAACCAGCAGCAATACCACCCTGTTCGATAGTCATAGCTGATAACTCGGCTTGGGTCTGTTGTGTTCCAACTTCTGTGCCAGTTATCCATTGCCAAAGTTTTGCTACTCCTGTGAATACCTGACCAACTCCTAAATCTAAGCCCTTTTGCAGCAAACTACTTACTATAGTTCGAGCAATCGCTTTTAAATCAAACCCTTTCCCGCTGAAATAATTAATAAGCTGCTCTCCAATACCTTTACTAACCTGCTGTTCTACATCTTCTAAAACACTTTTCACTATCCCAGATATTTCTGTTAGGCTTTTTTTAATTCTCTCTAATGCCCAAATATTAATACCACCTAAAATATCCTGAGTTTCCCACTTCTTAACTGTCAACTGATATCTTTGGGCAGCTTGTTCAAGAAGCAACAAAGTGGCTAATTCTTCTTTCTGCACACTACTAAGATTTTGATTTTTCTCAAGATATTCGGCCAAATCAATTTTTGCCACAGCCTGTTGTATGTGCAAACTAGCTTCTTGATATTTTAATTGGTCTGTAACAAGGGGCATATTAGAACTGAGGCCAGAAAGGTATTTTTCATACTGACCAAGTATGCTTTTTTGTGCTTCCAGTTTGTTAAGCTGACTTTTAAGAAGATCATCTTTTTCTTTTTCTTTAATAATATTTTCGGTGTTCTTTCTTAGATATTCTACTATGTGTGTCCCATGTATTTGGTCGTAGGCTTCTAAACCTGCATCTAATATCAGTTGTTCTGTTTTAGAACGGAGTATTTCTTTCTCAAATCCTAAAGCGTATGTTCTCCACTCATTCTGTTCTTGATATGTTAGGTTCATTCCAGCAAGAATGTCAGCCGTATTTTTGACCATTTCATTTATTTTAATGGTGTCATTCAATTCAGTTCTATACAGTTCTATGGCTTTTCCCAGTTCCTGTATCCCTTCCTTGTCATAACCCCCCATCTTCGCCGCCAAAGCCTTGTCTGCCACTTGTTGCCATGCTTTCGTTGATTCTAAGCCAGTATATTTACTAAAGATCTTATTCACATAATCGTAAGTTTCTTTGCGAATACCAGTTCTCGGCGCACCAGCTTCTATCCATTTATCTACATTCGCAGGACCCCAGTTGTATGCCATTAAGGCCAACCATCTATCTTTAAATTTATCTAACATTAAATCAAAATATTTTGCCCCACCCATAATATTTTGGCGTGGATCAAAAATATCTGTCACCTCCATATCCAGAGCTGTGCCCGGCATTAATTGCATAAGTCCCTTTGCCCCCTTGGGGGAGACAGCCCCAACTCTGCCGCCAGATTCTGCAGCTATCATAATTCTGATAAAATCGGCACCTATTCTTGGATATTTGTTTGCTGCTTCTTCCACTGCATCAGCAATTTGTTGGCTCAAGGGCCTAGTATCTATTTGCAAAGGAAATTGGGGATATTTTCCTTCCATTTGTCTGCGGTATTCTAAACCACCCATAAAATTTTCAAAAATCTTATAATATCCCCCATAGTCTGTGGCATAGGCGCCACTCGGAGGTATAGGAATATTACTGTATGGGCTTGATTTTCCTTTATTCCCAAATCTGTCAAACAGTTTTAATAGTTCTTCTACTCTGTCGGTCAGTTCTTTTATTTGAAACTTCCAACTGTTGCCAAATCTAGTAGCTGACTCTACTCCCTTATCCCCTACAGATACCAAGGTCTTTTCTAGAGCAGAACCACCCTCCAAAAGACCAGACATAATACCACCAAGGAAACCTCCTTCTTTAGAAGGTGTGAATTTCCTTCTCAATTCTTCATACTTAAATTCTATCTTTTTGGCTTCTCCTCCTATGGTGCCCCCTACTATAGTATCTAAGTAAAATTGGTAAAATTCTCTATTGGATTTTTCTATCCCCTCCTTAATAATTTTATCCCGTAGTTCATATAATTGTCTCTCGAAAGCTATTGACATTTTTTGGGTTTCCCCAAATTCTCTCATTTTTGTTATTGATTTTTCTATAGAATCATTCAACTTAAACATATGGGACACTATCCTACCAAAATGATTTTCAGTTGACTTGCCTAGTTCTTGTCCCATAGTGGCTATAAGGGAATTGGCAGAAGTTAAGGCTGCGACAGCTTCTTCCTTCCACTGCCTGACCCAAGGCTCCTGTTGGGTAGGTGGTAATCCTGTTGGAACCTGAAGACCCTTTTGTAAAGCTTCTATTGCTTCTTCCGCTTCTTTCCAGGTCCTCTCTTTTATCTCAGTCCATTCATTTAATAGTTCCCACCAACTCCTGGATCCTGTCTTCATGGCTTCCAAATATTCTTTAAAAGAAGCGGTTCCACTTTCAGACAACCTTCTTAAATACTCTTCTTCAACTTTTTTTGCTGTGGCTCTTTCTAATTGCAGCTGGGCTAGCAGCCCTATCCCCCCGCCTATGCCCATTCCTATGCCTACCCCCTGTGGACCAAAGCGAGCTCCTGCTATACCACCAGCAGCAGCACCAGCAATTGGCCAACCTGGATATCCCAACCCCCCAGCAGCAATTCCTCCTGCTGTAGCTCCTCCAACAATAGCCCCAGGAATACCCCTAACTGCAAGACCAACACCAGCCCCAATTACTGCTGCCATTACGGGGTCTTTTACTAGATCTTTGATTGTTATAAGCAATTCTTTTATTACATACAAGACATTTCTAACCCCATCCCAAGCACCTTTTAATTGGGAACCGATATATTCTCTATTTTCTCTGATGTATTTATTAATTTCCTTTATCCAATTAACAGTTTCTTGATAGGGGTCTATCATCCCAGTCCTTATTGCTTGGCGCATATAAGTACTTGTAGTAGATATTTGGGCCAGTAGAGTATCTTCAACAAAGGGCCTAGCTACTTCCATACCAGGAAGCATGCGAGCTAGAGGTTCAAGGCTCCCCGTCCTGCGGATTTCATCGAAAACTTCGTGCCAAGCCCCACCAAGTCTATCCTTCACCAACCTAGCCAATTGGTCAGTTGCCCTAGCTTGGCCAGTTAAAGCAGCCCGCAATTCTTGTGCAATTTGTACACTGCTGGTTTGCCCAACAGTTAGAAGTTTGACCTTGTCAACAATAATACCGAGATACTCTATTTCTTCCCCCTGAAGAACAATTCTGTTTTGGGCTAAAATATTCCAACCTTGAATAAGTTCTTGACCAGTAGCAAAATATTTAGCAGCAGCCATTTCTAACTTTTCATAAGTATCTCGTGCGTAACTAAGATTTTGAATAAAATTGCCATATGCATTAGACTGATCTTTGGCCATATCAGTCATAGTGGCAGCAATACCAATAGTAGTAACATGGTATTCGTCAACCACATTTAATGCTGATTTCATTATATCAATGGCAGTACGAAGAGAATAATAAGCTACGGCTATGGAAGCAATAATGCGGGCAGTTCTTAAAAGGCGATCATTTAAGTATTCTACAGTAGATTTGTGTGATTCAAATTCCCTCCCCTGTCTGGCTAAAACAACATTAACTTTATTTCCAGTTTCCCCTATAGTTTTAATTGCTTCATTTATCTGTTTGTTCGCGGCAATTGCTTCATTTGTGCCAGAAGTTCTAACTCTGATTGTTGCTCCTTTTATTCCTTCCGTTTTCATTTTTTCTAGCAAGCCAATAGCTTCTTGCACAGAAGTTGCGTCAACATTCAATCTAACTGGAGTTTTGCTGGCAGCTGCGCCCTTAGCCTTTATTTCATCAATGGCTTTTCTGGCCTGTTCTTCACCTTCAACTTTTATCTCTATTGCCAGCCTAGTTACGTCTATGTCCACGTTGTAATATCCCTATTTGTTTTTCTTCTTACTTCTTTTTTCAAGTTCTTCATTAACATATTCCATATAACAATTATCTAAATCTCTTATCGTGTTGATTTCCCACGGATTTAGATAAATACCCATATTAAAAGACCAAGCTACTATTTCTCGATGGTTAATTGGGGATGGTCCAAACCCACCCCCCCCAACACCAGAACGTAAATCCCAAAACCAATCCCAAAGGTGTTTAGCTTCTATTGGTATAAGCAATTCCTTATCCAACAGAGGATCTTTGACTTTATATCCAGTTGATTTCCACGCCTGCTCTAGTTTTGACCTAAGCGAAACTCCTTTTTCATCTGGATAATCTAAATGTAAAATGTCTTTACAAGCTTGAAGCAACCATTCCTTTATTTCTTCAAGAAAAAACTCCTGTCCTCCATAAAACTAATACACTGTTCCCTGAGCCAAAGAAGTTCGGTATAAACCATTTTAGCATTTTCATAACTGTATTCTAATGGTTGGCCCTTCCATTCTATGTTGCGCCAACCAAGAGTACACCTAGCCACCAATTCGATGGTCTCTTGTTCCATTTCTTCAGAAGTCAATTGAATCCGGATTCCTGTCCTACGAAAAGCCCCTTTCATCCTTTTATTTGCGATTTTATGTTGGGCATCCTGATAAATTTTGCTGTCTACCCCCGCAAGAACTATAAAAGCTCCAATAGGAACACCTGTTGCGGGATGAGCAATTTCCATTTCAGCCCCGACTTCAGCTTGGGGTGCCACATCTAGCGTAATTAGATCCATAAAAACTCCTTTATCTTCCGGTTATTATTGCTTCAGTAAGCAATTTTACTTGACTCAAAATTTGGTCTTGGCCTTGCTTAAGAACAGCCAAATTCATCTTTAAATCAGACAATGTGTGTTGGTGCTCATCGTATTTATCAAACAGCGCATTAATCTTTGTTTGATTTTGAAGACTTCTCTCATATTCAGCCAAATGAGCAGGACAGTTATCAGGACAAATTACTATAGGTTTTTCTATGTCAACTATAGCTGACCCTAAAGTGACTATGCGAAATTTAATTAAAGCATATCCAATTAAAACAAAAATGAATACAGTTGACACTATTCCGGCACCCAACCCCAGCAAGACATCCAAAATAGAAAAGTCTATGGTTTGGGGTTGGGTTACTGGAATATTACTACTTGCAACAGCAGCAAGGAAGCCCTCCATGTTTGTATCCCTCCATATCGGACTTCCTATGCTATCTTAGTTATCCGCAAATTAGTCCTGTCCGTAGTGCTGTATAACGCCTGATAATCCATTTTTAGGGTTATGGGGTTTTCGTCAGAAACAGAGTTATCCCCAGAACCATATTTTACGTTAGGGAGATAAAAACGATAAGAACTGCCTCCCACATCCCCAGAACCTAAATAGAATTCTATGCTGGAAGTTGTTTCATTCTCGAACTTATTCAGCATAGTAAGATTCTGGAAATAAACTTCCAAACTGCCGGAAACATTAGAACGACTCAAAACAATGGCTGGCGTTTCGTCATCCCCAATAACAAACGTTGGGTCTCCCCCGTTATCCAGTTTAAGGTCTATGCTAGTTACATATCCAACAGCAGAACCACCTTCACTTATTGCGCCAGTAAAACTGTCATAAGGCGAATTAGTTTGTGAAGCTGTTGGGTCACTATCCACAGGAGTTGAGGTTGCTGAAGACCCCTTACCTAAAATACCGAACTCCCCTGTAACAATGGCGTTGGGTTTCACAGAAAGGGAAAGAGTGTTTATTACACAACCAGTGAATATCTGATATTTGACAATATCCCCAAATTCTCTTTCGATAGTAAAAGATCTTTGGGTAGTTCCCACCAGAAGAGACGGTTGGCGAGTCACACTAACAGTAGCCCCCACTGCTTTAGTGACCAGTGAGGTGCTTACAGTAAGTGTTTTAGCTACGTGAGCAGTAACTCTGTGTACAGCATTAAGTGTGAGACCAGCCGTGCCAGTAAAACCAGAGATAGCTATGAGGTCTCCTGTTGCTATGGAAGTAAAAGTGGTTGCAGTAGCATAAAATTGATTATTTGGAGCCCCCTGGGCACCAATATCCGCGCCAGTTTTGGCATATGCCACCTGCCAAGTCCCACAAAGGACAGCTTGTAACATAGAATCGAACTCCGCATAACTCATCTCAAAGCCAATATTCCCACTAACTCTTTTCGTTCCGTGGCGAAAATCAGTTATCTGCCTATCATCCCGAAGTTCTCCACTTTGGAATGTGTCTTTGTTGAGAATCAAACTACAAGAAGTGTGTCTCAATTTAGTCATGGTAGCAGGACTAGTCCCAAAAACAGTTTCGGAACCAACACACAGTCCATGAAAACCACCACTAGCAAATACGGTCATTTTGTTATATCCTCCGGAGTATTATTACCCACATAGTTACATTCTGGGGAAATGTTCCCATGGGGACTATGTTGAAAATGCAAAATACACAATACTTACAGGTATCCTGTACCAACTACCACTACTATCATAATATCCAGGTGCTGGATATGCTTGCCTGATTTTCACAGTTATATCGTTATAAGTACAGCTAGTGCCACGAGCAAAATAGTTTGCTATTTTACCAGCTTTTTCTTTAGCTGCCCCTCTTCCTTTTCCTGCTGGATATACACAAGATATTTGGTATATTCCAGCATATTCCTCCCAACAATTTGGACCCAAGGTAACAGGTAAAGTTACAGCCGGGAGCAACCAAGCCTCTAAATATTCCCTTCCATTCGTAGGGGTGTAATCAGTATTCTCCCAAACAATATCTATTGTGGGAGTCATCAAAGTTAGATGTTTATTAAGTGCACAATCTATATAGTAGTCGGGATATGAACTCATTTGTATTTAATCCACCCGAACAAATCTTTTACTATTCAGTACTGCTTGGCGGTATATTCCCAATGGAGCTTGTCCACTATGCCCAAATTCTAGGGGTTGAGCATAAACCAAATTATTAAATAGATATATGGAAGAACCCAACTTAAATCTATTTAAACTAGATTCCCCCTTTACTATAGTTGGTCCTGCATCAAAAATAACTACCCCCCTTTCGGAACTTACTCTTTTTGGGGGCCTTTCAGCATAAATCTTGCTTGAATTCATTTTATCCACATCCATCTGATTGTTTGCCCGAAAAAGCCCAGTATCTACAGGACTAGTACGTATGATTTCTTTATATAAATTTAATGCAATTTTTCGCACCATTGTTTCTATCTTTTTAAATGATTTATTTTTGAACTTTTCCACATCTAGTGCAAATCTATCACCGAGGACATGACCCTTTCCCCCAGGCAGAATATCGCCAGTCTTAGAAGCTGGGTAGCGCCTGCTGCTAGTAGGAACCTCAAAGTCTTTAATGTTAAAATATGGGATTGGCATTTAAGCTCCTCTATGTAACCATAATCTCCAAATTAGAGAAATGGTTGCAGGTTTTATCTCCTCTGGGAAAACAATTTCATATTTTACCCCACCAACTAGTACTCTGTCCATTATAGTGGGAGTTACAGCCAAATCTTCAGAGGGAAGCAATCCAATCTTGTCCACTTTCTCTTCTAGTCCTGTTGGTATATCCCCAGCCAAGGATTTACCCCCAACACTCATAAACGCAATGTTTACAGCATACTCAGTGTATGTTGTTGTAGTATAATATCCAGTAATAGGCAAGAAAGTTGCCCCCGAAAATATACTAAGAGTAGCTGCTCTTCCATATTTGGTTATAAGAGTGGAAGCTCTACTAGCTAAGGCTTCATAATCCAATTATTTCTTATTCCCC